TTTTTTATGAATACACTCAGAAATGTGACCTTGGTTTAAATTATATTTCAATGCAAAATCCATTAAACAAGTAAACTCTTCTGTATATCCATCTGACAATCTAGTCGCAATATAAGTCAATCCTGTTAACTGAGCATATCTTGAATTGTCATGTCTAGTAACAAACATACATGTGTCTTTTGAGTAAACTCTATTACCTTTAATTTTTATATCCTTGTCTAATTCCCAATTGTTTCTTTTGTTAGTATCCTTTATCCATGAGTCATAATTTTCAAGCTCTTTAATATCTTCATAGAAGTTGTTATAGCACTTCCAAGATTCATCTACAATACAATTAACATAAGTTTTGTTTTTACCATTGTAACATCTCTCGATCATAGATTTCCATAATTGATATTCTCTAGTAACGCTTCTTTTTATAGACACAATTGCGTCACCTTGACCCACATAACCAACTCCACAAACGCTTGGCTGATTGGGGTTTCTGAGTATACCTTTTCTAATCCTGCTTTGTTCTGCTTTAACTCTAGTACCATCTTCAAACTCTACTAAATAAAAACGTCCCGGCATATCTATTCTTCCGATTACCTTTACTTGTCCAAAATTATTTGTCATATGAATACTTCCAACATTACACACATTAGATTTATCTTTTCTTAATTTATACATTTATTATATCCCCCTTAAAATAAGGGACGCAATGTCCCTTTTACTGTTTATGGTTTAAACTATTTAATTATTATGCTTTCGCATGTAAATATATGCCATCAGTTTTGTTATCTGGTACGAATAGGTCATGGTAAATTCTATAATCTAGCTTATAGGCATCTGCATTAATATTTTGATCTGGTGTGAATATTCTTGGTTTAGCGTGTTTAACTATACCTAATACAGCACCTTTATGAACGATCAAGAAGTTAATATTTTTACCTGTTGTTGCATTCTTAATGTATCCACCAGCTTCTTGTCCACTAGTTGAACCATCATATAAATCAATTACAGTATACATCCTATTTTGCGGAATTTTAACAATTTCCATACCATCATAAGAATTAAATCTATTATCAATTCCACCACCGTTTATAGCATCAAGATTTCTTACATAATTATCAGATGATCTAATTAAAGATTCTACTGTAGGTGTTACAAATAATACTCTGTTTTCTTCTGGTACTTCTGCTTCATCCATAGTAATTTCTCCAAGTTGAATAGCACTATCAACTGTTGAAGCTGTAAGAGTAGCCGGTGTTGCACTATTTCCTGCTAATCCGGCCATACTAGAAATTCTTATAGCATCTACTTCTGGGATTACTTGAGTTCTAATAAATTCTGATACAACTTGTGTAAAAGTATCTTCAAGAGTTTCTACGTTATCCATTTCATCAACTGAAAAACTTCTACCTCTATCATTTGCAATTGTATGTGATTGCCATGAAACTGTTACATCTCCTGCTACGAAACCAGCATTTCTTGAGTAGTCACCAAGACCTTGTAAAGCAATACTCTTTAAGTAAATAGTGTCTGCTGTCATTCCTGCTCTTACTACACCTTCTGGTGCGTCTAATATAGCTGTCTTTGCTGACGCTTTGTAAACCTCGTCTAAAATGTTCATGTATAATTCTGCTAATGCAATCGTGTTTGCCATCGTAAATCACTCCTCGTATTTTTTATTATTTTAATCCTGCTAATGCTCTCATTTTGTCAAGCATAGCTTCTTTTTCATCCACATCAGGTATCTTACCTTGTTCTGGATTTGTTGCTGTACCTTTGCTTACCACCTTAGTTCCAAATAAATCTGGGAACTGTTCTTTTTTGTTAGAAATTATAACATCAATTGTAATACCATTATTGTCAACAACATTACCTTTATCATCAATTTTTAAGTTACTCGTATCAATTTGTGTTGCTATCATTGAACTATATTCGTCTTTTGCCCCTTGCTTAATTAATTGATTTTCTAATGCACTTGTTATCTTGGTTTGATTTAATTTTTGTGTGTATTCTGTCTCTTTCTCAGACTTAAATAACTCGAAATCATCTTTAGATACCACGTCTTTTAGCTTCTCTTCATATGATGCAATTTGGGATTGTAGACCTTCTAGTTCTTCTTTAGCACTTTTGTACTTGTCGTTAACTTGTTTAAAACGATCATAGGGTATTGTATTATTGTCTTCCGGCTGACTGTCAACTACTGGTGTTACCTCTTCTGTGTTTTTAATTTCTTCACTCATTTCAAACTCCTTCCGTTTTTTTAACGAGGGACGACCTCTAAGTTTTTTTTAATTCACATTTTATTGTTATTTTTTCTAGGTCTATTGTTTTATTCTTTTTTGCATAATCAATCAATGCTAGTGATGTACAAATAGAACTAAATATAAATCCTAGTATAAAACCACTTATAAATCCCACATTTATCACCTCTACTTTGGTGGTATTGTTGTAAACAAATTCTCATCAGTTCTTTTGTTATCCACTTCCCAATCTTTGATATGTTTAATTTTATTCTTTCTGAGCTTAATCTTACGATTCAATGACTCAATTTCTCTGTCTCTTTCTGGCGTTTTCTGTAGCTTACTCAACGCATCTTTTTCTTGCTTGAAACGAGCCATATCACGTTTATACCTATTATACTTTTGTCTATTGTCATATCTTGTCTTACTTGTTTCTGTTCTGTTATCATCAAATCCAGAATTGCTAAACTCTTGAACTTTCTTTGCATTATCATCTAAGTCTTTTACATATGGTGTAAATCTATGACGACATTGTGGATGAACTACACCGTAAGTACTTACAGCCCCATTGTTAATCTCGCTAAGTAATGGATACCCTTTCGTATCCCCATTAATGCTATATACCTTACCTTGATAAGGTGAACAAACTGGACATGAAGTACTGTGCCAAGACATTCTAACTAAGTCATTGCCATATTCTAAATTTGTATTAATTGTAGCTCTTGCCATTGAACTGTTTATTGTTGTTCTAATTGACATTTTTGCGTAATCTTTTATATGCACCTTAGAGCCATTCTTATAAGTTACATGGAATTGATCACCCATCTCTTGAACAAACTCTTTTATTGCCTCTTTCTTCTTTAGTACTCCGAGTTGTATTTGTTGTGATAACTTGATTCCTTTTGTCTTAAGTAACTTCTCTATTTGTTTACCAACTATTAAGTTCTTTGTAGTCAAGTCTTTTACCAAACTTGCTTGAGTTAAGTTTATAGCCTCTGTATGTACTCTATCAAATCCACCTTGAACCTCAAAGCTATCTTTTAATAGATTGGCTGTCTCTTCTCTTGTCTTATTGTATAAAGGTTTGACTATTTGATCTGCTATTGCTATATTCTGTTGTGACAACTTCATTATCTCTGCGTTAATGCTCTTCATTAGAGATATATCTCGTTTTGTATATCCACCAGAGGCGATATTCTTAGTAACTCTATTGAATATCCTGTCAAAAGCCTCTTCATACATCTCTATTAAGCTTTCTACAACCTCTGGATTCATAATCTACCCCTCTATTCCTAATGACTTTAAAGCACTCATTGTTCCCGATCCCATTGTAGAATGAATCATTTTCATTGTGCTATAAGCCCCACTATTAACAAAGCTACCTAAGTCTTTGCACATAGATAACATCATGTAAGCCATGGTACTTGACCCCGATCTAGCCTTCATATTATCAAAGAATAACTTATCTGCTTCATTAAGTTTCAATGATAACAAAGTATATTTATTCTCTAACATCCTTCTATTATATTTCTTCTGGTTTCTTTTATTCATCTACAACACCTCTGGAATTTCTATCAATGGTATCTCTCTTCTTTTAATTTCAGCCTCAATATCTAAAGCCTCTTGTTCAGATTGCTTTCTAGTATAGCCCGGAAAAGCCTTCTGGATTGAATCAGCATGGTTTAATACAGGTAATCCACCATTTGCAATCATAATATCCTCTAAATCTTCTTTCCTTGACTTAGGTAATCCATCATTCCAACCAATGTTAGGGAATAACTGATCTTCACCAAACTCTATTTCATAACCTAATTTAACTATATTCTCTATGATTGGCTTCCACTCTATTATTAAAGCTTTAGTTGTTGATAGAGGTCGCATAAGCACTCTTTCAAGAGCAACACCACTTAATGCACTCAATCCCTCTGTAGTAGCACCTAGTGAAGCCTCATTAGTTCCTGTCTCTGTATAAATATACTCTTTAGCTTTATTTTCAGCCTCTCTATTCTCATCTAAGTTGCCATCCCATGTTACATATTCAACCTTAGGATCATCTTTCTTAGTAGGAAAATATTTACCTTGAGTCTGAACAATCTGTTTCCCAGTACTAGGATCAACACCAATATTTCTAACTGGCCCCGTCATACCCGGATCACTATTCTTATCAAGTATTCTACCTCTTTGTGTAGCTCTTATACACACTTCTCTCTCTTGCTCTTTAAAGCTAGTACTAATAAAAGGCTTACCAAATAATGAATCAGTCGTTCTATCATTGTATACAACTTGTAGCATTGAATAACTGTATCCTGTATCTTCAATCCAATCTAATCCATCTTGTGTAACACCTTCTGGTAATGTACCCAATACTTTTTCATCCCATGGAACTTGCTTTGTTATGATACCATTGCTAGTAACAAAAGATTTATATGTATTCTTTCCAACTTCATAGATCACAACTCTTAGTAATTCCTTAGCTGATTTATTATTTTTATATCCATACTTCTTTAAATCCTCTTTGCTTAAGTTAAATGATTGAACTAAACTATCACCAATCTTTACGTCATAGTCACTATTACTCATAACTGGATACCACATTTCAGATGGTTTAATACTAACCTCTGCTTTTAATCCACTAATTGTTTTCTTAGACTCTACTGCTTTAATCAAGTATACTGCATTACCTTTATATCCTGCTTCTCTCTGTCCACCTAAGAACTTTCTATTAAGATCATTCTCAATTACAAATCCTTTAGTTATCTTTTGACCTCTCTCATTCTCTTCACCCTTTAGCCATGAGTTTCTAAGGTCGTCATAGTCACTTATAATCACACCTTCACTAAATAGTAAGTTAGAGTACAGTTGACATACAGCCTTTGTGTAATTCACACCTTGCAGTACAGTCTTGTAATAGCTTTGTATTACCTCATTATCAAACCCAATATAGTTCTCTTGATCCCCTGCATAGGTAAAATGTTTAACACCATTCATTTCTAATCTCTTTAGAAAAGCTGGTAAATATACTAATGATTGCTTACCATTGTAAAGCTTTGTATTCTCTATTGCATTTACATTTCTTTCCATTGCATCTTGTGTTGGAAAGATAACCCCTTCATTAAATCTAATAGGCTTCATGTTCCCCCCTTTCTACCAACCTTTCGGTAGGCTACTTATCTTCTTAATTCCTATATCAAACCTCTCAAATGATTCTAATCCATAACGTGCAGAATCAACACTATTGTGAACTATCAATCCATCATTAATACTAAAATTGTGATGTACTTTAACTTCCAGATTATACACATCTTCATTACCTATGAATTCAATTTTTTCTATTCCTATACTTGTTGGCACAACTTCTTCCATTCATAAACACTCCTTTATATCTATTATTCTATCAGTAGGCAATAAGTTTTTGACTTGAACATACCCTCGTTCAGTTAAAATTGGATGATAATCTGTAGCCTTTATAATCCTTCCATCTTCTGTTGTTATCTTATATATCTTCTGATTAGTTCCTGTTTTCTTGCAATCATAATACTTTGACACAGTAGACTCTTTATTTTCCACATCATAACAAGCTAAAAACCCTTCTGTTCCTACAAGGTCTTTTATAGGTTTAGCTCCATATATAGTATCTACTAATGTATCACCAGTTAAGCAATGTGGATCAATATTGAATCGTTTCTCTGAATAGTTCCCATCTTTCTCTTTTACTCTACTTAGACCGTCAAAGTCATTCCATACTTTATCAAGGCTACTATCAATCACTATCTTTCTGAATCCCTTTAGTGTCTGTAAGCCATAATTAACTGATCCTTGCCCTTTCTTGGCTGATTCTACCCACAACCCTGCTTGATTAAGGTCATCTATCAATCTTGGCTCTGCGTTATCTCCTATAAGCTTTTCCCCACGTATAGTGCTATTTTTCAACCTTTCAATTAATGTGTCTGTATTCAATCCCTTCTCATATACTCCATTATAGATGTATAATGTTCGACTATCTCTATGAATAGCCATTTTGACCAAACAATCAAATGATACTGAATAACCGAAATCTAATCCGTTATACCATTCAAAGTGATGTGTCTTTCCAGAGACTGATTTAATCCAATCCCATACGTTATCCATCTTCTCTAAGTTCTTAAATACTTTACCTTCTGTAATCCCATACCTTCCAAGTCTTGCTATTTGTATCATATCTGGATCAGTATAGTTCTCTATAGTCTGTATAAATTGAGCAGAGTTAAATAAGTTATCCTTATAAGTAGAATGATGTATCTTTATCTTAATATCTCTTTTACCTTTGCCCGGTACATCTACTGATATAACCTTTGTCAATAACTTTTTCTCATATAGCTCTTCAAGATTAATTCCCCACTCTTTAATTATCCTATCGACTGAATCATTAAATAGTCCGGGATTAGTCATCATTAACATATGTGTTCTAACACTATCAGTTCTCAATCTACCCATCAATTCTTTTAGTATGTCATAATCTATCTCATTTGCTTCTTCTACAACCATATAATCAATATTCTTTATACCTTTAATCTTCTTTTGATCACTTGCATCTTTAAATATAATCTCTGAATATTTATTCCTTGATCTGTTCCTATCACTCTTATGTTGTATCTTCAAAGGTGACTTTAAGAAGTCAAATTGATCAATCACTCCAAAGCTTTCAAATGCGTCTGATAAATCTTCAAACGTACTATCCTTATGTCTTGTGTATTCTCTTCTAATTACACATATACGCCTTCTCTCTGTAATAGCCTTTAATGCTACTTTATGGAACATCTCAAAGCTTTTACCAGACCCATATGACCCGATACAAAGCATTATATCAAAATCATCATCTAGGAATGGTTCATAGAATGCTGGGTTTGTTTCATGTATTATTTCATTAGCCATATCTTAATCACCAGCTTTTTTAATAACAACTGTAAAATTATTATCCTCTGTTTCATGTCTAACTCTGTCTATTGTCCACCCTTCAAGCTTTGCTATCTTTTCTGCTATTCCACTAACTGCTTTGAGGTCAGCATCTTTTAATTCCATTTCTTCTACTGTAGTTAAGCCGTCAATTACGCTCTTTACAGCCCTTGGGGTAGGTTCAATACCCAGTGCCATGTAAAACGCTGATTTAAGCCCCTCAAGTAGTTGATCTCTTGTAAATATTGCCTTCTCTTTATGTTTATCTAACAACTCATTATATCTTACCTTTACCTTACTTAAAGCCATGAGTTCACTAGCTCTAACATATATTGTTTCATCTTTCATATTCTCTACAGAATAATTATTCCTATAAGCATCAGCTTGACTCATTCCAGAGATAACATCGTTAATGAATCTCTCTTGCTTCATAGTTAATTTGTATTCTTTCAATGCTATCACCTTCCTTTGCTATACTCTACTTTATTTTACTTATTTTACTTAAAAATACACACGATGTTATATCCCATTATGTAATAATAGGTTAGTGAGTGATACTATCCTCACTTTAAAGCACTATAACTTACTTAAAATTAAAAATACACACGACTAAAGGAGAGAAAAGTCATGCGTATTCCAAATAATAGTAATATAGTATCTAAGTAAATGGCTATAAACTTAAATACTCTTATCTTACTTATTATGATATGATATTCTATATAAACGGTAATATACTGTGTATTGTTCTAATATAGTATTCTTATAAACATATATTCTCTTAAAATAAAGTATACTCTTTTCTTTACATCTTGTCGTCTCAATCCTAATGAAAGTGGGGGTAAAATGAAAATCTCGGGACGAGTTTAGTCCAAGAGTTCAAACATCTGCTATAATACTGTATGATAAAAATACACTAAAATCAATGATAATAGTTACACGATATATCTATATCCGACATCATATCGGTCATCAGAATAAAAGAATACTATGTTTTGAATTACCATAACAACATATATACTGATCATTAGTGATGTAGGTCGGTTAGTAAATCACTTTATAGTGAACCTTATAAGTTGGGATGACTTCGGGTTTTGGAGCTGAGTCCACGTTAAAATCTCAGTAGCAGTTGTAGGCATAACTATACTTTGTCTCTCATCCAAGTAGCTTGTAAACTTATTGC